CAAATTCAGGTAAAGGCTTTAAGGAAGCTAAGAGAGGTACTGGAAGAAGATCCAGTACTTCAATAAGGAGTCTTGCGTTGAGAGAAAAACCAATCCCGCGTATTGCTACCAATGAGGAAACGGCTGCGTTCCTTCGAACAAGCTATGCCGCCTTTATGGCAAACACCATGTCCACAAGGGCTAAAGTGCTGTCACAGCTTTTAGACCCTAGGCGGGATCTGGATAATGAGTGTGGGTACGTAAGGGAACCCACTGCTGCTGAATTTGACGAGATGTACCGTAAGGAGGGAATTGCTCGTCGTGTGGTCAACATTTGGCCGAGTGAGTGTTGGCAGGTAAACCCGGAGGTTTGGGTTTCAGAAGAGCCTGATGACACTGAGTTTGAGGCAGCATGGAAGAAATTGGTGCTGGATTATGATCTTTGGTCTGTAATGGAGAGGGCAGACAAGATCAGCGGCATTGGCCGGTTCGGCATCATTTTGCTTGGCATTGATGACGGCAAGCCATTGGAGCAGCCCGTAGACATTTCTGGGAAGAGAAAGCACAAGCTGATCTATACCAGAACGTTCGATGAGTCGGTAATTACTATCAAGGAGGTGGAAGGCAACCCCAATAACCCGAGGTTTGGCAAGCCGAAGCTGTATTCTGTGAAGTTTGAGAACTCAGTCGACGGATCTACCAACCTCACAGAGACAAATATTCACTGGACACGGTGCATCCATCTGGCAGATGGCAAGCGCATGAGTGAGGTATTTGGCGAAAGCAGAATGCGGCCTGTATTCAACCGCTTGCAGGACATCCGCAAGATTGCTGGCGGCTCTGCCGAGATGTTTTGGCAGGGTGCGTTCCCCGGCCTCAGCTTTCAGGTGGATCCAAGGTTCCTTGAGTTTGGTGCTGTTGAGATTGACAAGGAAACACTGAAAAGGGAAATGGAGGAATACGCCAACGGGTTGCAGCGGTGGATGTCAACTGTTGGTGTGGATGTAAAGAGCCTTGCCCCACAGGTCTACGATCCCTCTCATCACATCGAGATAAACCTGAAGCTTATTGCACTTGCTCTTGATGTGCCTTACCGGGTGTTTATGGGCACGGAGGAGGCAAAGCTAGCCAGCGGGCAGGATAGTAAGACGTGGGCCAAGCGTGTAGCAGAGCGGCAGAACAAATACCTGACCCCGTATGTTGTACGGGAGATTATTGATAGGCTGGTGATGTTTGGTGTGCTGCCACCCCCGGAGGGTGCGCTGCACATTGATTGGCCGGACATGCTTACTCCATCCGACCAGGAGAAGGCAGAAGTGGCAAAGGCTAAGACCTCTGCCATGAGGGATTATGTGCAGGGCGATGTTGAGATGATCTACCCGCTGAAGCACTTCCTTATGGATATCCTTGGGGTATCGGCTGAAAAGGCCAACATTATCATCGAGGCTGTTAAGGTAAACGATGAGTTTACTGCGGATGCTGGGGAGGCTGCTGGACGCCCGGCCAAGACTGTGAAGCTTGTAAAGAGTGAATAATGCCCAGAACAACGCAAATAGACCCAAGTCGGACAACTACTATCCGTCGGGCCTTTGCGGCGGACATTGTTCGTCGGTTTCGTGCAGTGCAGGCTTCCATCAAGGAGGTCGTAGTTGTTCGTGATGTGTTTGGGCTAATGCCAGCCAAGCATATCGTAGTGCATCAAGACCTTCCCCCAAGGGCTTTTGAGTTCAAAAATGACCCAGGCAAAATCGAGGCTTTTCGTGCTTGGCTCAAGGAAATGACGGACGCCAAGATACTCTCTACAGATTACAAGGGGGATCCTTGGCTGGCTAAGTATATTGAGTCGGCATACAAGAAGGGCAAGCTTCGTGGCTACCAGCAAGTGATACGAAGCAGGCGGACAAAAGAAGAGCCCGTAATGCCGTCCATTGGGGTGGTGTTTGGTGCCCCTGAGACCGTTATTGCTGTGCAGGCTTTGTTCACCCGTGCATTTAATGAGCTGCGTGGTGTGAACGACGCAATGGCACAGCAACTTTCTCGCATACTATCACAAGGTTTTGCCCAGGGCCAGAACCCGATTGAAATTGCCCGTGCCATGACCAGAGAGATTGATGTTCTAACTAGGCAGCGGGCAGTATTGATTGCACGGACCGAGACTATACGGGCACATGCAGAGGCTCAACTTGATGCTTACAAAGAAATGAGCATTGAGCAAGTTGAGGTGCTGGCCGAGTGGCTTACGGCTGGTGACGATAGGGTGTGTCCATTGTGTTCAGCGAAGTCTGGGGCAGTTTATACAGTAGACGAGGCAAGGGGAATGATCCCAATGCACCCGTTGTGTCGGTGTGCTTGGGCACCTGTTGCGGTGAGGAAGGCAGCGGCATGACCAGTGAAGACGGGGTAGTCGTGTGCTACTACACGAAGGGGCCATATGAGGCTGAAGCCGCACGATTGATTTGGTCTTTGCAGCAGTTGCTTGACGTTCGGTATTATGTGCAAGAGGCCCCAACGCCAAAGAATTGGCTTGAAGGCGTGCACATGAGGGCTAGGTTTTTACAACACTGTCGTAAGATGTTTCCGGACCAGGTATTGCTAAGTGTTGATGCCGATGCTTATGTGCACAGTGACCCGTGGGCTGGTGTGCCAGATTGCGATTGTGATATCGCAGTACACACCTTTAAGCGGGCAGGAAGACAGGACGAAATGCTTCCTGGTACGTTGGTTCTGTGGCCAACTGATGGCACGGACAACTTGTTAGCCATTTGGGCGAAGCAGAACAAGAAGACACCAGATCTGCCAGACAGAAAGACATTTGCGTTGGCAGTTCGTGCCATGCGGAAAAACTTAAAGATCGCAGAACTTCCACCGGAAATGGCTTGGATATTTGACCTTTCCAGAAACGCTTATGGCCAGCGCACTCCAATTATAGAGCATCTTCAAGCAAGCCGCAGCAACCGTAACCCTAGTGGGCCTATGGATATAAGCCGAATGGCCCGTATTCTTGAGATTGACAGGGGACGATCATGAATCCTGTTGAGGTTTCCCCCCATGTGTGGCTTGACCATGGCATACTTGTCTGGAAAAGCTATGAGCGCTAAGTTGAAGAAGTTTAAGGCTGGGTGGGACAAGGGATGGTGGCCATCGTTATGTCTATCAATCATGTAGTAAACAAATTGTTACGAGCAATTGAGTTGTGCAGGGAATAGGTGCTCTTGCTGTGGTATGAGCGGTCGTACAATACAATGTGTTAGTTAAGCAAACAACGCATTAAGGAGGCCAAAAATGGAAAGACCGCGATTTAGGTTTAGAGCACCAAAGGCCCTAGCAGGGCCAATAAAGGCAAAAGTTATTCGCCGATTAGTTGATAACAGTAAGGTAGTAGTTCGGGGTGGCTGGAGGTGCTGGGAGTGGTGTGGGCCTATAGACAAAGACGGGTATGGTAGGATTTGCTTGAGCAAAAAGGTGAGTGGTCGGGCAGCCCACAGGGTTGCTTTTGTAGCATTTGTTAGGGATTTGGAGGACAATGAAACTGTTGATCATAGGTGCCTAAACAGAAGGTGCATAAACCCAGATCATTTGATTGCAATGTCGCAGTCGGAGAATGTGGCGGATGCGAATCGTAGGCGTGGTGGCAAGCAGATCAAAACTGTTCCTTTTTAGCATTGTGCCAGTTATTGCATTCATTTTACAATAAAACCACTGCAAGCAACTTTCTGCAAATTTTTGTTGCATCATCAGTCGCCTATCTTTTTTTGCTCCTATAATATGTAGACATAGGCTGCATGTTAGCCGGAGACCTGAAAAAGGCTGGGACCATGAAATCAAGCTTTTGTCAGATTCAGTGCAACAAATCGGGGGCAGTGCGGTACGACCGGATGAATGGCAGAGAGTATGTGGTCGTACCAATGGTTATGATTGTTGAGGGTGTTCTCAACGGATCTGCTGGCCCCGTACTTTATCCCGCCGAAGAACTTGAGAAGTTCCCAGCTTCTTGGAACCACAAGCCGGTTGTTGTTTACCACCCAGAATTGAACGGCCAGCCGCTTTCTGCGTGTGACCCTGATATCCTTACTGTGCAGGGCATTGGCCTGATTATGAACTCGTCCTGGGAAAAAGAGGACGGGAAGAAAGGCAAGCTTAAGGCAGAGGCGTGGCTGGAACAAGCGCGGGTTGAGGAAGTTGACGAGCGGGTGGCCGAGGCTATCAAAAACAACCAAACGCTGGAGCTGAGCACTGGTTTGTTCTTTGACGCCGAACTTCAGGAAGGTGAGTTCGATGGCCGCTATTACAAAATGATTGCAAGGAACTACCGGCCTGACCATCTGGCGGTGCTGCCGGATAAGGTGGGGGCGTGCTCCGTGGAAGACGGAGCAGGATTCCTTCGGGCAAACGAGTTGCCTGATACACACTTCCTAACTATTAAGGGACGACGGCTTTTCCAGGTAAAGGATGCTAACGGAGAGTTTGACGTTGCACTCATCCAGAAAGCCATTGACCAAATCCCATCTATGGAAATGGAGGGTGTGACTGACAACCAGCGTGCGGCTATGCTGGCAAGGGCGAAGCAAATGCTTCGCAAGGCCAAGAAAATGGCTGCCAACGCAAGGAAAGAAAAATACTCCTTCAATACCATCCGCGAGTCTCTGAACGCCGCCATCCGCAATCTTGGTGGCAAAGAGATGTGTGGCCGGTGGGTTGTAGATGTGTTTCCGTCGACCTTTGTGTTTGAGGACAACGGAAGCATGTTCCAGCAGGGTTACAAGATGGACGGCGATGTAGCCGTGCCAACTGGGTTGCCGACGCGTGTTATTCGTCGCTATCAGTACGTTGAGGCAGCTAACGCAAAAATCGTGTCCAATGTTCAATATGAGGAGCTAATAATGACCAAGGACGAGATGATTGCCCACCTGATCAAGAGTGGCCAGTGGGATGACAATGACAAGGAGTTCCTGACGGCCCAGAACGAGGAGCATTTGAAGTACCTCGTCGACAAGGTGGACAAAGCTGTACCTGTCAAGTCGGAACAGC